AAAGAAACTTATACTGATCAAGAGATAGAAGAATTTAGGTTAGAGCTAATTAGCTATTTACAAGAAAACTACGGAAAACAATATAAGAAAAATACTTTTATAAGGCTTTTAGCAAAAGAAAATAATGTATATCACAATACATTAGACAAATTTATAAATAACAAAGAACTTACATGTGGAGTTCTTTATAAACTTGTTAAAAAATTTAAAGGAGAGCAATAAATGAATAAAGCTACATTAGTAAATTTTGCAGAGCAAGTATTGAATGATGTTGATAACAAACTAAAGAAACAGAATAGAGAATATTTAGAAACTAAATTGTGTGAGGAGTTATCAAGAATATTTCATTTGGCTAAGAATCATATTGCATACGATATGGATGGTGAAGATGATAAGTATAAAAAATCTTATGAATCTGTTAAACCTATACTTGATGAAGCTATTGATAACTGTTTAGGAGATAGGAAATGAGTAAAGATTCAGCAGTTAAACATCCCCCTCACTACACAAAAGGGGGGGTTGAATGTATAGAGGCAATTAAGGCAGCTTTAACTCCGGAAGAATTTAAAGGGTATTGCAAAGGTAATGCTTTTAAATATATTTGGAGAGCTGATCTTAAAGATGCAAATATCCAGGATCTTCAGAAGGCCGTTGTCTATATTAATTGGGCAATAGATCAAATGGAAAACATGTAAAAAACGTGATAACTGCGTTGATACTAACCCTTGGACCAGGTTAAGAAAACGTTACTACTGGCCTCTCAGGAGGCCATTATTTTTTAAAACACAAAATAAATTATAATTAAAACTATGAACATATTAAAGTCAATTATACTACAAGGACAAGACGAAGATTATCAAGTAGACACTCCTATTGTAAAAACAAAGTCATTTGTTAGCGCAGAAAGAAAGTTTAAAGGCAAAGAGGTAATAGGCATGCTTAAAATAAGCGAAGACGAAATTATGGTTTTTGTTTCTGAATAATGAAAACATCAAGCGCTAAAGCTAAAGGTCGTAAACTTCAGCAATGGTTTGCTAATGTAATGATTGAGATCTTATGTTTGGATAAAGAAGATTTAGAGTCAAGGCCTATGGGTAGCCAAGGCGAAGATATTATTATGGGTAAACAATCCCGGAATAAATTTCCTTACTCAATTGAATGCAAGAATCAAGAAGCAGTTAATGTATGGAAAGCGTATGAGCAAGCTGAATCTAATTGCAAAGATTACGAACCTCTGGTCGTTATTAAAAGAAATAGAAGCAAGCCTTTGGTCCTGGTAGACGCAGAGCATTTTATTTCATTACATAAAAAATAATGCGCATTCTCTGTATTGTTTTACTTTTAAACACATGCAGCCTTATACCCATCCCAGAAAAACAATCAATAGATCTAAAACAACAATTCAATAAGTGCAGAGATTCTTTGTACACCAACTACCCAAATCAAATAAAACAATCTGCTTGGCGTATTTGTATGCAAAAAAAAGGGGCTTGACGCCCCTTTCGTTTACCCTTACTTAAAAGGGTGGTTTTGCCTCTTGGGGGGAAGACATAACCGTTGACTTCTCAAGTTTCATGATCTTAGATTTGAGAGATGTTCTTTGTTGGCCTTCGCCATCTGTCCAAACATCTTCAAATTGCTTCATGTTTACTTTAACAGTTTTACCTATAAAGTCTTTACCGAACTCTGGTAGTTTCTTGAACCCAACAGCCAAAGCTAAACGACTATGCATCTCGGATGCTATCTGCTTAGATGTTTCGTTGGTTGACCATAAGTTATACCATTCAGTATGATCTCGGTATTTACCGCCATCAATCTGAAAAGTATATTTTTGCGTCCAATTACCGCTTTTAGATTTGTACTTTTCAGCAGCAATAATCTTTGCTTCGTAATCACCAGTTGGTGCAACCTCTGGACCTTTCGATTCCATTTGCTCCACGTTTTCAAAAAAATCAACATCATTAAAATCTGACATTATTTGCTCTCCTTATTTTCAACATTCATAGAAAACCCTAATTTTGCAATTAGAGCAGTTAAATCAGGTTTCTCAAACGCTTCTAGCTTACCGCTACGATCTTTGGCTGTGTAGCCTTGACCTATTCTCGTTTGTAACCACCTCGCAGCTATCGCATTACCATCATCATCTTGATCGTCAATAATACGAAGTGCTAAAACCTCATCAAAGAAATACGTTATCGAATCTCCCAGAGGTTTACTTGCCATCTTAGGACCAAAGAAAAATACGCCATCATTATTATCTTTGCCTTCTTTGCAAAGAAATAATACATGCATATCTAGATCCCTAAATGATCTCATTAGACTGGTGACTGCTTCAGCTACATTCTGGTAAGCCATTCTCCCGTCTTTGTTTCTACCCTTTTCATGCACCAATAAGATCTCAGAGATCTCTGATACAGAGTCTAAACACACGCTATCGTAGACTAATTCGCCAGATTTTAGAGCAGAATAAACCTCTCTTAAATCATCATAATTACTTACTTCAATAGCAGATACGTTGGGCGCATCTTTAATAGAAAGCAACCCAGCTTCAGCACTTATAACCAAGACGTTGCCTGGCATAGTTTGTGTTGCATAAGTTTTCCCAGCTCCGGCTTGGCCGTACACAAGAAGTTTTGCTCCTTGCTTATTGACAAGTTTGTCTGGTGTTTTTATTTTATCTTTCAAGCTCATATTTTGTACCCTCCTACGGTTTATTTGAAATGAACTTGATTATTATACACGAAGAAACTACAATGTGTAAATCATATTATTTAGGAGAAGTATATGGGTAAATTAAACGACATGACCTGGGTGGCTAATTACTACTTTAGATCCAAATCAATAGCAACAAAAAAACTTAAGGAGTTAAGCACTATGGGCATACAACCAAAACACAAAGATAGAAAGGTAGATGATTATACCCTATCAGGATATATCGCATTCTTAGGCAATAAGAAAGCTTCGGAAGACTTTAAATGCTCAGAAGCATCATGTAAATCCTGGAGGTATGGTTATAGGCAACCGTCTATAGCTCAAGCTAAACAAATAATACAGGCAACAGAGGGGAGATTAGATTTTGAATCTATATATGGTTCTATATCCGAAATATTGACAGAACAGAACTAGAGTGTTTCAACTCAATATTAATGAGGATGATTCTTCCTTAGATATTGCCTTGGCTTATTTTGATGATGGTTATAATGTTGTCCCTTTACAGAGATCTAACAAGAAACCTCCATCATTCTTAGGAAGCTGGGAACAATATAAGGAGACTAGGCCTTCCAGAGAACTTGTTGAATCTTGGTTTAAAGATAGAGACAATCTTGTTGTAGCATTAGTGTGCGGCAAATTTGTTGTTGTGGATGCAGACTCGCCAGAGGCTATGGATTGGGTAGAGAGAAATTTACCTGCTTGTCCCTTTAAGGTTATAACTGGTAAAGGTATGCATTACTATTATAACAACCCAGAAAACTACACCACCTTCGCTACAAGAAGGACTAACGATACTCCTATAGAAAGACTGATAGACATACGGGGGGTTGGTGGCTTAATTATTGCGCCATATAACCGTCATGCTAATGGTACTGTTTACAAGCCTATTATGTTTCCTGATTGGAAAATACATGATCATACAGATCTACCGGATTTTACCGAGAAAGAGTACATACAAATTACAGGCATACCTAAGATTGAAAGCAGCAAACAAACAGCTCCCTTCTCATTAGATGGAGTGCTTGAAGGATCAAGGAACGATGGAGCAGCTAGGATAGCTGGGTATTTAATTTCTAAAAATGTAAACCTTGAATTTGTTAAAGTCTTTTTGCAGAACTGGAATAAGAATAATAACCCTCCATTACCTCAACAGGAAATAGACTCAGTAGCAGAGAATGTTAAAAAAACGCACGATAGAAAGAATCAAATAGCACCATTATTTATACAGTCAACAGAAAGCATTAGTCCGCCAGCAGATCTATTTTCACCACCTGGTTTAATTAAAAACATGTT